GTATAGGTAAAACCACAATTACTAGTATGATGGCTACTTTTTTCGCTAAGCATGAAAAATTACCATCTGGACCTGAATTTAGATATACTGTGAATCCTGCCGCAAAATATTGGGATGGTTTTTTAACATCTCAACATACAGTTATTTTAGACGATATTGCTAATGAATCGCCTGAATTAGGTGATCCAGGTTCATTAAATGTTGTTATACAAACTATGAACAATCAAGCTTTTTGTCCAGATCAAGCATCATTGGAAAAAAGGTACAACACCATTTCGTGGAAAATTAGTTATTGCAACAACCAATGTTAAAAATTTAAATGCCTATCATTATTTTTCATGTCCTTCAGCTGTGCAAAGACGTTTTCCATACATAATCACTCCTACGGTAAAAAGAGAATATCTTAATGAACGTAATATGTTGGATTCGGAGAAAGTACCTACTGATCAACCTTACCCTGATCTATGGTTCTTTAAAGTTGAATTAGTCAGACCTACTCCTATTGATCAAGGTAAACATTATGCTAAGATAGAGACTGTGTTGGAAAATGCTAATATAACTGAACTATTACAATGGTACCACACAGCTATAGTAAGATTCAATGATGATCAAGTCCGCGTTGAGAACTGTACTAAATTAATGTTGGATACAGAATTGTGTCTCTGTTGTAATTTACCTGATACACTCTGCCAAATAAGACCCCAAGGTTTTATGAACGATGTAGAAAATTTAGGGTTTTTCGCATTAGGTGTACTTTGTTGCCTAACGGTGGTTTCATTTATGTGGTCCTCTTTTATCTCAAGACCAGAAATTCAACGAGTTCGTCTTTTAATTTCATACTATACTAGCTTGAAGCGTAATATAAATTTATACCGTATCAAACAGAACGAGTTGATAAACAAATTAGCTAATGTTAATACGTGGGTTTCAATGGGTGATAGAATGAAAGATGAATTAAAACAACCCAAACTTTTCTTAGCCTTAACTCTAGCAATCACATCGTTTATCACTTTTTACAAGATGTACAACAAGTTGACTCCACAAGGTGATGTATCTGCTGATATAGGAAAAAGACCTTTAGCTGAGATTAATGGTCGAGAAAATGTATGGTATAATAATACCTTAGACGTTTCAGTTGCGAATTTTTCTCGTGAGAGTTCTTCTTCCAAAAGTGTTGATTTTACACAATTTTGTTTTAAAATATCTGAAAATGTGTGTCATATTAAAATCAAAAGCGAGAAGACTAAAAAGGTAAATAGAGGTAGAATGATTGCTTTGGGTGGTCATATTTATCTAACAAATAATCACAATGTTCCCGATTTAAGTGAAGGAGGTCACATCGATGTAGTTTTCACTCATTCAAAAGGGGTGAATTCTAATAGTGATTTTTGTATAAGTGAATGTGATGTACAAAGAGTACCTTATCATGACTTATGTTTCTTGACACTTAGATCATTACCACCAAAAAAGAAAATAGTCCAATATATACAGAAGGGTAAGGCTAATGGTATTTTTAATGGAATGTATATAAATCGTGCAGAAAATGGTAATGTGACTTTGAATCCAGTGAAGAAAATTCAATTGTTACCTGAACGTAAATTTACTTATAAAGATATCAATATAGAAGCTAAACATGCGGTCTGGTTGGGCAAGAGTGATGAATCTACCCAAAATGGAGATTGTGGTATGCCCCTACTCATAAATAGTGCTTATGGTTATTGCATAGTTGGTCTTCATTTTTTAGCCAATGAAATGGTTAAAGGAGAAATTTACGCTACCCACTTAGATGGTAATTTCATCGAAGAAGTATATAATAGTTTGATTAACTTCAATGTCGCTGCAGGAGATTTTTCCATGGTTTCAAGCAAAAGCAAACAAAGACCAGTTACTGATTTACACAAAAAATCAGTATTTAGATATTTGCCTGAGGGAAGTGTAAATGTGTATGGCTCTTTCACTGATTTTAGAGGAAAAAGTGGTTCAAGTGTGGTTAACACACCTATGAATAATTTCCTTAAGAACGAGGGTTATGAAACTAAATTTACGAAACCTGAAATGAAATCTTGGGCTCCCTGGCACATAGCAGCTAAAGATCTTGTGAAACCAATAAATACACTTGATACAGGAATTCTAGAATTATGTGCGCAAGGTTACATTCAAGATGTACTTGAAAATATTGATGAAACTAAAATTTCATCTATGTTACATGTGCTTGATGATTTTACTGCTATAAATGGTGCACAAGTTGCATATATTGATAAAATAAATCGCAATACAAGTGCTGGTAACCCATGGAAAATGAGTAAGAAATTCTTTATGGAAACAATACCACCAGTCCATGGTATGTTGGATCCTGTGAAGGTTAATGATGAAATCATGGATAGAGTCGATGAAATCATTAATAGATACAAAGCAAATGAACAAGCACATCCAAATTTTTGTGCTCATCTAAAAGATGAACCAGTTTCATTTAAGAAAGCTAGTGTTGGTAAAACGCGTGTCTTTACTGGTGCTCCATTTGATTGGACTATAGTAGTAAGAAAATATTTATTGTCATTTACACGTTTGTTACAAAATGAACGTTTAGCTTTTGAAGCTGCTCCAGGCACAATTGCTCAATCAGTGGAGTGGCAGGAAATGTATGACTATATCTAAAGAATGGTGAAGATAATATTGTAGCTGGAGATTATGAAATGTTTGATAAGAAAATGACACCAAAAGAAATTTTAACAGCTTTCGATATTATTATCTTCTTTTGTAAAATATCAGGTAATTATACAGATGAAGATATACAAATAATACGTTGTATAGCAGAAGATACTGCGTTTGCATTAGTTGATTACAATGGTGATCTAGTGCAATTATACGGTTCAAATCCGTCTGGCAATCCATTGACAGTTATATTGAACGGTATAGTCAATAGTTTGCGAGTGCGTTACGTGTACTATTTAAGACATCCTGAACATACTTTGATCGATTTTAAAGAGGATGTTAGTCTCATGACTTATGGCGATGATAATATAATGTCAGTTAAACCTAGAGCAAATTGGTTTAACCATACTGCTATAGCTGAAACCTTTGCTAGTTTAGGTATAGGTTACACTATGGCAGATAAAGAAGCTAAAAGTGTTCCTTTTATTAATATAAAAGATGCTTCTTTTTTAAAAAGAACATGGAGATTTGAAGAGAGTCTAGGGTGCATGGTTGCACCTTTAGACCATAGTTCAATAGAAAAAATGTTAATGGTTTGGAACAGATCCAAATCTGTGACTGAAGAAGCACAAGGTATATCTGTTATATCTACTGCACTTCGAGAATACTTCTTTTATGGTAGAGATGTGTTTGAAGAAAAATCATTAATGTTCAAAAAACTCATCAAAGATCTACATTGGGATCTTTGGGTTGAGGATAGCACATTTCCGACTTTCGATGAATTGTGTGAAAATTTCAAAAGAAGTTCACGTCATTGTGATTCTTTTGAAGTGTACTTCCCTGTGGGGGTATAAATCGAAGGACAGACTATTTGTTCAATTCATGTCTGTATAAATATATAAAGTAACGTCCTCTTTGTGTAGTAAAAAAGAATTGTCTAACTCACAAGTGTAGCACTTGTGTCTGTACGGAAGCTTCGT